GGTTCATAACAAAGATTAGTAAAGCCATAGAAATAGATACCACATTCATCCATCCACCTATGAAGTCTTTTCATAGTAGGAGACTTAAGTATATTCTTTTTGGCTGGACTATGTCCAATGATTAGGATTTTATTCTTCATTTTTTTCTTTTATTAAAAATGCCATGTCAGTTTCTAGTTTCTTAACCCTTTCTTTTAAATCCATAGCTTCTCTGCTTAATCGCATGTTTGTGTATTCCACATTTTCACCTACGACGCCGCGCTCATTTTGATACTGCTTTTTAATCCATTCTTGGGTTGCTGACATTGGTTAACTCCCATTTAACATTTGCTTCGTTAAACATTTTTTGTGTTAATTGCCAAGAGTCTTTCCACCTATTTGGAATTGATCCATCCATAACAATCCTCTTGACACCGACTTGGATAATACCTTTTGCACAATCTGAACAAACAGGTAATCCATGAACATACATTGTTGATCCATCGAGTGAAACACCGTTGTATGTTGCATTAAAAATGGCATTCATTTCTGCGTGAACTACCATTTTGTATTTTAATTCCCGATCATAGTAACGAGTAAGACTATCGTCTATACCTCGGGGAAACCCATTATAGCCTGTAGATAATACTTGACCTTTAGTTCCAATACAAACTGCACCAATTTTAGTTGAAGGATCTTTCGACCAACTAGCAGCTTCTTTAGCCAGCTGCATATATCTTTTATCCCATTTATTGGATTGTTCTAAAGATTTCGTCGTTGATGATTCTTTGATCGATTGGGTCTTTTCTGATCTTGTCAGTTTTGAGAGGATGCTTTTCACGATTCAGAATCTCCTTAGGAACAATATCTTTGAATACTTCTTTTAAGACTTTCTTTTCACCATTGCGAAGTGAATAAGGCGTATTCAATGCATGTTTAACAATATATGGTGCCAGGAATGGCGCACGAAGTTCGATTGTAGATCTCATCATAGTCCGATCTAGTTTGGGAAGATGATAGTATGGTAGTTCGACAAATGTATCGGAATACTGACTATCATATTCTTTTGCACGTCTATATCCACCGAATAATTCATCTGCGCCATCGCCAGTCATAACTGCATGGAAACCTAATTCGCGTAGCTTTCTGGCCATAGCAATTTGTGGTTTAACTGAACCAAGATCTACTGGTGATTGATGGATACTAACTGCTTCCTCATCAGATACGTCATCAAGTGTTACCTCAACAAGATTATCTGATACAAGATGTGCAAAGTCTTTTTCGTGATTTTCTACATGGATACAGGTAATGTCATGACCAATCTCTTTGAGAAGACCATGTATAATACTAGAATCTAGTCCGCCTGATAGTAGCATAGAAACTTCTCTTTGACCACTAAGTCTGGATACAACTGAACGTTTCATATCATTATATAAGGTATCGGTTTTAACTTTTTCCCAATCCCAATAATTATGTATAACACCTTGATGGATAAAATGACCAGGGGGAAGCTGTTTAATTTCATTAAATGGTGTTCTTGGATCTGGTGAATAACCCCACTTCAAAGTATTTGACATAAATGTTTCATCGATTGTAACTGGACCAAAAAGTTTTAGTACATCGATTTCAGATGCCATTGCTTCCATATCAGTACGATAATAAAGAGGCTTGATGCCAAGATGATCTGTTATACCAAATAAGTAATCACCCATTACAGTAACATAGGTAAAGAATCCATCATAATTCATAAATGAATCGAAACCAAATTCACCATAAAAGAAATCGTCATGGATTTGTTGGGCATCTGTTTCATATTTTTCAGAATTAAAATTAAATATTTCGCCAACAAATAAACCAGGGAAGTCATCACCAACTGGCTGTATAGCAATATCTGGATCTAGATTAACAAATGGTAATGCAATATGCGCAAAGGTAAATCCTTCGAATTCTCTATGGCCAATAAATTCTGGAAGGCCCCGATATTCGATACTCCGAATAACAGATTCAGGATTTCTACCAGTAGGATATACTACAAAACCACACATTAATTAACTCCAATCAGTCTTCCTAATGAATATCTATCATTCAGGAAACAATGTAAACTAGTTGAACTAAAATGTAAATAACCCATTTTACAATTTAATCCAGCTTTTTCAATTAACCATAAACCAAGTCTATTTGCAAAGTATAGATCATTATGTAAGTGGCGTACTACGTCGCATGAACGCATATGATATGAACAATGTAGTTCATCGCCACGTTCAATAAAGTGCCAACCGAAAGAACACGGTACACGTTCACCTTGATTTGCAGCAGTTAGATCTTCAGGAAACCACATAGGAATATAACACTGCCGAGTAGTAGGATCTTTCTTAAGAAGTTCAACTGCATCATTCAGATTACCAGTTTCGAATCGTATGCCAGGTTTTTTTGGTGCCCACATACGTTCGGGATATGAATGGCTGAAGGCCTGGCCAGATAGGTACTGATCAGTGTCCTTCAGCCACATAACGTGTGATGGCGGAGGGTTGAGAGGAGAGCCACCTACACGTTCTTCGAAATGGGTGTTAGCCCAAGGTTGTGTGGCATTGCAAAGATCGGACGCCTCATCAGGATCGTCACTCATCTTTGATATCAAATCAGCATGAAGTACTTCGAGGAAAATAGGAGGAGACTCGGTACCCTGCCACGATGCTGTTTGAATTTCATATCCTTGGTGATAAAGCAAATGCCTTAATTTATATAAACCTTCACCTAGGTCTTTACTCGTCACTCTGTTCATTTGTATTTTGTACCCTTGGTCTATTTAGAAAATCATTATTAGGATCTTGACCTTCAATACCACCTTTCATATAGGCTACAAAGAAAGAAGAATAATTAATAAGATCTACACAAGAATCTTCGAGCGATTCGAAGTTAGGTGTATAGCTAGGATCTTGTTCCATAGCTTCAAGTACAGATTGGATACGAAGTATTTTACCTAGCATAATATCAGTAATAGTTGCACAGCCACGAGGATAGTACATAGCCTGACGAATACGAGAACTTGGATTCTGATAATCGTTACTTTTTTGTGTTTGTATTTCAGCAGCACGCTGAAGTACTTTAAGAGACTCTTTCATTAATAACCTCCGCATCTGAACCATATGTCCAGTGTCCATTTTCTAGATCTATTATAACACGATCTAGGAGATTTGTAAATACCCTTTTTACAGGAATGCCATATTTTTCACCAGGCTTTTCGCATAGTTCAATCTTTTTGATTTTAGATGTACCATGTCTGGTACTAATAAGATCACCAACTTGAATAGTATTTTTCATTACGCATATACCTCATAACCAAGATTCTCCAAAACCCAATCTTTGCCAAGATCAGCTGCGAGAGCTACGACTACACCTTCACGTGGATGTGTATCCATACGATCGATAAAGCTTTTCAGTGAACCCATATGACCACGGTTAAAGCGTTCTTTAACTTCGATGACATCGTTACGATCTTGGGCATACATTTCAGCCATACCGTTGTCAACACCCATAAATTCTACGTGTGAATTCCAAAGGGTTTTTTCTAATTTTGTAAGGTTTTCTAAAAACTTGTACATTTGAATCTCCTAATTCCTATTTTACTAGTATATTATATCATAGCTTTTTAGGAATGTAAACCCCCTAAATTCATTTTATTTGAATTTTTTATCATTATTTGACCATTTAAATATCCTATGTAATTTACACGTATACCTATTCCGTATAACCCAGAAGTATATCTGATTTGCCACCCCATCACCGTATTTAAACTTCTTTTCTGTCATATCATTCAGTATTCTTCTAATGCCGGCATCTAGCCAGGCCTGAGGTTTATCTGTACAATCTAGAACTTTATTATCAATAGTATCGCCTTCTAGATTAATTTGATCTAAAAATGGTCTTGGATCGTCCTTATATCCTTGAGATATCACATGTATTTCCGCAACGCCACCTTGAAGACAACTAATATAAGCATCTTTCCAAGATCTATTCTGATAGGGCTTCCACACTCTATCAGCCTCGGCTTTAGCTCGGGATTTAAGAAGATCCGGATCTATATCTCTAATATCAAATGTTTCTATAAACGTATTCAAGTGCACGATCTGCTTCTTTATCTAGTGGTCTACTTTTATACCAATTACCAGTTTCCATATCTAATTCTCTACAAAGGGAAGCTATTTCATCTGCAGTAATAGGATATTCTTTCTTAATAGCATTACCAGCAATAGCAACCATTATCTGATACATTTTATGATACCAACCGGTATTGCTTATGACTCTGTATTCTTTTTCGAGATTACGAGGGAAGAAGGGACAGTCGCGATAGGACGTCCACCGTATGTCAGTGTTGTCCATTCTTGATTTTCTGTGCTCGACGATTTGTCTTTGGAGTTCTTCTGGGAGTCGATCAAAGAATTTGCTTGAATTGGTTTTTTCGGCATAAGGGAATTCCTTTATTAAAGCATCTGGATCAACATAATCGCCATCGTGAGAGAAGATAAAATTGTTAGCCCCGACATAATTAGCAGGAATGTAATACATTCTAGCAAGATCTTTTGTTTGTTCATCTCCGATTCCTCCGAGTGCATTCTGTAACGCAAAGTTGAAACGAGGAATTTCCTTATTTGATATTTTTCTTTTAAGTGGAAATACAAGTCTAAACTTCGGATAATCGAGAGTACTGCTAGCAGTAGAATAACAAACGAAACGCCAGTTACGGGTATGATTAAGGATTGCATCTTTTAATTCACCATCAAATTTATAATCGTCTACATCAACTGCACACCAACCGCACCATTCAATAACATTTGCATTCGCACGGGTAGTACCTTTCTCATAGACGGCTGGCGACATGAGTTCGGCTTCGCCCTTAGACTTACGTTGAATATTAGACAAATCATACAATACTTTTTCAAAATCTTGAAAGCTTTTAAGATTAGTACTACGATTTGTTTTATTATCGTAAATATTTTTAAAAAGCGTTAGTGAGATTTCCATGGTTGCCCTCGTGGCTTGGTGATTTCCATCCTTCGGGTTTAATTAGATCGGGTAAGCCAAATGGATTAGGTCGACCTTCTTTTACACCAGGCGACTTAACCATATTTGCTTTATACACCTGATCCCATGCCTGATTAGCATCTACACCAAATACGTCTAGTGTACCAATAGCAAAGACACATAGATCGATTAAGCCATCTACAATTTCTTCTGGATCTTTAGATTCAATAGCAGTCATTGTTTCGTCAAGTTCTTCTTTACACATAGAAAGACGGAAACGAAGATACTTATCCATAAGATCTTTATTTTCTTTATTTGCTTGAAACCAATCATGCACACCAAACTTTTTGTGCATCAGCTTCATATCATTAGCCCAATCGTTCATATAGTTACTCCTTTTAATATATCATTATTATATCGCATTTTGATCAATTTGTAAACCCATTAACCAAAGAATGCATCCAATGTCATTTGTTCTTCTGCTGACCAACCCATTGCATCCAAGATAAACTTAAGTGGTTCCATAAATGTTTTTTCGAATTGCTTTTCATAGTCTACGTATTGATATAGATCCATTTCCTTAGGTAGGCCATTAGGGAAAGCTACTACGTTTTCCCTGAGAGTGTTTGGTAGTCTAAGATATGTAAATTTAATTTTATCTCCATCTCGGATAACCTCATACTTATTTAGCAGCTTCTTTTCTTTTAGAAATTTATTATAGAGAAGTGCGCCACGTACATGTATTGGACAACCTTTTTGATATGTCATTTTCTTGTCGTACCACTTACCAATATCATTTACTCCGCGCGGAAACGCAACAGCTTCTGGTGGCAGTTTACAAAATTCTTGTTTGAATTCCTGTATAAAGTCTTGCGTTGCCGATTCAGATCCGGATATAATAATCTTAAAGATTTCTTTAAACTTATCACGTACAACTTCTGGGGTAGATGACTTAATGGCTTCGATGCCCATGATCTTAAGTTTTGGTTCTGAATATTGTACACCTTCAGAGTTATGCACATTCAGTAGATAGCGTTTCTTAGCTACCCATATGCCACGGTCAGCAATAACTTCCCGTCCCATCTCCATACGGTTTTCATAGCAATTCATATCTTTAAAAAGATCTGCCATAGACTTTTCAAAAACTTTATTAAAATGATTTTGGCATGCTTCATCTAAGAACTTAACAGGATCTTTTGGTTTAAACTTTTCTACAAATGGTTTAAAGTTAACATATACAGAATCTGTATCGATTGCTATAACATAATCTTCATCAGTTTCTAATACCTTATTCAGTTCATCGTTAATTGTTTTTTCGCACCACTTAATGACATGTTGACCTGTAAGGGTAATACCTTCTGCAATACGTAGATCGAAATACCTATACCATTTATTACCAATAGCACCGAACAAAGAATTCATAAGAATCTTAATTGCCCACTGCTTATTCTGATACGTCGCGATCTCGCGCTCGAGCTCGCGCGAAGGATTTTTTTGGTATTTGCTTTGTGCAGCAAGCATTTGCTTTTTAACAATACTACGTTCTTCATAGTAGTTTTTAACAAGTGTAGGAAATACACCCTCATTGGTATTATCGAATAATATACCATTTGCTGCACGAGAAACATTTTCACCGGAAGCTACTAATGTTTCTGGTGACATATTCCATTGTGCAATAATATTAGGATAAAGTGAATTTAGATCGAAGCTAACAATCCATTCGTACATATCAGCTTTCACTTCTTTGACATAGCCACCAGCAAAGTGTACGTTCATATCCTGCCGTGATGCACGATCTGCAAGAGGTGGTATAACAATATTCTTTTTGGTTAGTTCGCGATATACGATCGAATCCCAAATAGATGTTGTACCAAAGATATCAGTAAAGTTAACGCCAGCCTTATATGCAATGGTACACGCCAGACCAATTAGATCTAGCTTATCGTCTATCTTTTGTACCAATTCAACATCTTTAATATTATAATCAATATAAAGCTGAAAGTTTTCTTTATATAGATTTCTTAGGTTACCATATTCTTCGTAAGAGATTTTCTTTTCACCAAGGACAACATAAGCAATATGATTCAGAGCATAAGATTCTTGTGCACCATAGCTATATGCAAACTTCTTAAAGAGATCATAGTAATCAAGCTGATTAATACCTTGGATCTCATACGCATCCATATTTTGATTTTTAAAGTTAATCTTTTTTGTACGTAATAAATTCCATGGCGAGAATTTACGGGCAATTTCTTCGCTTTGGAATACCTTACCGATACGATTTAGAATATATGGTATATCGAATAGACGTACGTTCCAGCCGGTAACAATATCCGGATAGCCAGGACTATGTACACTATCACCTCTCCACCACATTAAAAAACTGGCAAGAAGATCTTTTTCAGTTTCGCACTTATGATAGTGTATGTGTAAGTCTTTATGGATTGTTTCAGAAACTTTATAGTCGCCACATCCCCATACGTGGTAACGACCTTGTTTCGAAGATTTAGCGGTAATAGCTGTAATAGGATGTTTGGCTTCATCAGCTTCCGGGAAGCCATCATCGGAATAGACCTCGATGTCCAGGTTAACTACATTTAACATAGCCTGGTTAAAATTAATTTCGTCTGGGAATTTTTCTTGTAAAAATTGTAGTACTACACGATCGCATCCATAATAACTCAAGCCAGACGTAATATCTGCCTGTTTAACCCAATTGGACATTTCATGGCGATTTTCAAATTGTATTGGACGTACATTTTTCCCGCCCATTGTTTTGTAACCGGTAGGCTCTGGGGATGGCAAATATAATTTAGGACTAAAAGGTACTTTTTCCTGTACCAATTTGCCATTATTATCGTATCCACGGTAAAGTACTTTGGAACCATAATGGTCCACAGAAACATAAAAAGACATACAACCTCCTAATAAACACAACTATTATACCGTATTATGCGAGGTTTGTAAATCCCTATAATGCCCTCATTCTTTGTACAAGCCTTTCTGCGCGATTTGTCACTTGGCGGTACCACCTCGAATCTACCATTTCGTCAGCAGCTGCGTTCCAATCTCGAGCATCTACTCCACGTTTCATACCTTTGAATTGAGAAAGGCGTGGGCGACCCATATTGAACATCATGTTAGCAATGATTAGTTGGGCTTCTTCTGGCAAATCGTCGAAATCTTCGTAGAGGATTCGGCATTCTCCAAGCACCACTTCAACGTCTTTATCGAAGCATTCGTTAACTCGCTCTTCTGAGACAGGAGTTCCAACTGGTTGTCCAGACTCTGGATCTGAATCGATAACCAAGTGGCCGATGCCAAAAGTAGGAAGGCCGAGGTGATCAAGATAAATTTCATATTTAATTCCTTCGTCAATTGCAATTTCTTCTCGTAGTTGTTCAATATTCATTACCACATAGCTCCTTTTACTTCCATATAACAATTTCGATCGGGCTTTGTTTCCATCTGCGATACCCAATTAAGTTCTTGAATTAATCTATTATACCAGTTTTTATCATGCTGGTCATGTGCTTTATTCATATCATCCATAAGTTGAGTAATACGAGTTTTTATATAATCTTGGCGAGTATTAGTATTTTTTCTACGCATTATGTGTTCTCCTTTACAAATGAATCGGGTATATCTTCAACATTTGGTTTGTCACAATGACATCGAATACATACATCATTATGACATTCAGGGCAGTCCGGAGAATAGCAATGACACCTATGCCCACAATTTTGACATTGCCGGCTAGTATCCTTCATCGCTATTCTCCTGTTTTTTTATTAGCTT